CGCGCAGATCGGCTCGTCCGGTGACTCCGCGCAGATCGGCTCGTCCGGTTACTCCGCGCAGATCGGCTCGTCCGGTGACTCCGCGAAGATCGGCTCGTCCGGTGACTCCGCGCAGATCGGCTCGTCCGGTGACTGCGCGAAGATCGGCTCGTCCGGTGACTGCGCGAAGATCGGCTCGTCCGGTGACTCCGCGCAGATCAACAGCACCGGAGAAGACGCTGTGATTATGTGCGCAGGCAGAAAATCAAAAGCAAAAGGCAAAAAGGGGAGCTGGATCACGCTTGCGGAATGGGTGAAAGATGAAGAAAAAGGACGCTATGTGCCGATCTGCGTAAAAACAGAGCGTGTAGACGGCGAAAAAATCAAAGAGGACACTTATTACACGCTGAAAAACGGAGAATTTTCGGAGGTAGAAGAATGAAACATTATGAATATGCAGGAATGGACGTAAGCACAGAAAAAAGTGTAGAGGACGGCGCAAGATGCTATATCGAAGCAGTACGCCGGTATCTGGAATCTGAAAAATTCCCGCAGGTTGAGACAATCGCGGCGATTCTTGGATTGCAGAAAGTAGAAGAAAACAGAAAAGAAGGAGAAAAAGAAAATGAATGAATTAAAGATCGAAATTAGTCAGGAACCGGCTGTGATCCGGTGTAACTTTGAGGATGTGAAAGCTAAGTTGTCCGAAAAGATGGCGGAGTATCAGGGAGCGGTATTCACTGAGGAATCTAAGAGCGTGGCCAAGGCGGAACTGGCGTCTCTCCGGAAGACCAGAGAAGAAGTAGAGAAACGTCGGAAAGAAGTAAAGGCGCAGTGCCTGGTGCCTTACAACGACTTCGAGGAGAAGGTAAAAGAGCTTCTTGAAATCATCGACGAACCGATTTGCCTGATCGATAGTCAGCTGAAAGAGATGGAGGCAGAGCGCATCCGCAAGCGTCATGGGGATGTTGAGAAGCTGTATGCAGAATGCACCGGTGAATGGGCGGAGTACCTGCCACTCAAGGAGATCTATGTGAAAAAGTGGGACAACGCCACCACCAGCCTGAAACAGATCGAAAAAGAGCTTCTGGCGATGGCTGAAAAGGTTGCTTCTGAGATCGGCATTATCAGCAATACGCAGTCGGAGGTTTTGGAAGATGCGTTGCAGGTCTATCAGAAGAGCCGTGACCTTGGTGCCGCCCTTACCCTGATTAATACATACGAGGACAACAAAAAGCGGGCATTGGAGGCGGAACGCATCCGCCGCGAGCAGGAAGAGGAGCAGCGTCGGCAGGCTGAGATTGAGAGAGCACGGGAGGAAGAGCGAAAAAAAATCGAAGAAATCGCCAGAGTAAGAGAAGAGGAACGGAAAAAGGCGGAAGAAGCGCTGAAAGCTGCTACAGTGGCGGCGCAAGAACCGGAAGTACCTTTTACACTCGATGATTCTGAGGACGGCGACGATCTGCCGTTTCCGCAGCTGCAGACGGTTACCATGTGGTACAAGGTTGTTGTTACACCGGAGGAGCTGGAACAGGTGGAAATTGCTTTTAACAGCATCGGAATCTATTTTGAGAGGAGACAGGCATAATGGGAGCTGTGGAGGTTGACAGAAGCAGAGACTACCCGATGATTTACCGCTCGATTGCTGGCGTGATCGCGGATGTCGGAGCGGTCGGGAAAGACAAGGTTAATAAGCAACAGGGCTTTAAATTCCGGAGCGTTGACGACGTTTACAACGCTTTGCATCCTGCTTTGGCAAAAAACAAGGTGGTAATTGTCCCGAATATTCTGGAACGAGATGTGAAAGAAATGCAAACAAAAAACGGTTCAATGATGCATTATGTGACCTGCAAAATCAAATTCACATTTTATGCGGAAGATGGTTCCTTTGTCGAATCGACCATTGTAGGAGAAGCAATGGACACAGGAGATAAGGCAACCAATAAGGCAATGGCAATTGCTTACAAATACGCATGTTTCCAGGTGTTCTGCATTCCAACGGCGGATATGGTAGACGATCCAGATGCAGAATCTCCAGAAGCACGAAAAACAAATGAACAATCAACTGCGGATGCAGGGAAATCATTAATTAACGAGGAGATGGTACGCAGAATCAACGCTGAATTAAGCCGTACCGGTGTGAGAAAAGAACAGATTTTTGCATTATTTGGAGTCGATGCATTAGAAAAATTGAATATTCTGCAGTACAACAAAGCAATGAAAAAATTACAAAAGACACCGAATGCAGTAGAGATGCCAACGGGTGATGCATAATGCACGCTCTGGCTGAAATCGTAAAATCCGTGGAAAAAGACGGTGATACGTGGCTTGTAGTGCGGCTGCCGAAAAGCAGGCTGAAAGAAGAAATTGAAAATAAAACCATCACGAACACAGAAATGCGTTTTGACGATGGGCGGCACATCTCCAATCTGCAGCGGAAGAAAGCATACGCGACCATCCGGGATATAGCTATTGAGTTGGGCTATCTCCCGGAGGAGATGAAAGAGATTATGAAATGCAATTACATGATCGAGACCGGAGAGCCGTATTTCTCCCTTTCAGACTGTTCGATGGGGACGGCGCGGGATTTCATCACGTTTCTGATGGATTTCGTGCTTAAAGAGGGAATACCGCTCTCAGACAGCGGAATAGAGCGCGCGGATGATGTCGGGAAGTACCTGTACGCGTGCATCAAGCACAGAAAATGCGCGGTGTGCGGGAAAGATGGCGAAATCCACCATGTTGATACAATCGGCATGGGAAATGACCGGCGGCGGGTGGATGATTCTGGATACCGGAAAATCTGCCTGTGCAGGACGCACCACACGATCGCGCATCAATGCGGAATGCCGAGCTTCGAAAAAATGTATCACGTATACGGAATTATTGTAGATGATAACCCGGATGGGAAGTCATAGAGTCCAGCATGGAACTGTCAACAGAGTATCTCAAAACGGTTCATGTTTTATACGTCACGACAAAAAAGGCGGCTGGCTGGAGCCGCCGGAAAGGGGCAGAGATGCCGATTAACAGCAAACAGAAAGGGAAACGCTTCGAGCTGGAGCTTTCCAGAAAGTTCCGGGAGTATGGCTACACGGAGTCCCGCCGGACCGCGCAATACTGCGGAAATACCGGTGGCGCATCCGATGTTGTAGGCCTCCCGGGAATCCACGTGGAAGCGAAACATCAAGAGCGAATGCAGCTCTATGATTGGATGGATCAGGCGAAACACGACGCGAAAGAAAGTGGAAAAGACGTTTTGCCCACAGTATTCCACAAAAGAAACAATCATAAGATCCTAGTCACGATGGAACTCGACGACTGGATGACAATATTCCGCGAATACGAAGCGGGAATGAGTCTGAAAGAAGGTGCGGACGATGGGCGAGGTTAAGTGGGTTAAGATGTCGATAGACATGTTCGATAATCGAAAGATCAAGTATCTGCGCGGCCTGCCGGAGGGAAACAACATCGTTCTTATCTGGGTCATGCTGCTGACTCTGGCAGGGCGGTGCAATTCCAATGGATATATTTTCCTTACCGAAAACATCCCGTACACTCCGGCGATGCTCGCAAATGAGCTTGGATTCCCAGAAAGTACTATTCTGGTAGCCATGAAAGCGCTGGAAAGTATGGGAATGATAAGCCGAAACGAGGAAAACACGCTTCTGATCCCTGGATGGGAAGAACATCAGAACGTAGCCGCGTTGGAACAGATCCGGGCGAGCAACCGGAAACGGCAGGCGCGGTACAGGGAACAGGCGAAAATAGAAGCTGTGGAGCAGGAAACACCGCCGCCAGTAGAGGAGAAGCAAGAGGAACACAAAGAACCAGAAGAGCCGAAGCCGTCGAAAAAGGCGGAGGAAACCAGAGAAGCAAAGATTCTTTTCGAGCGGTTGTGGAGCCTGTATCCGAACAAAAAAGGCAAGGGGCAGGTAAGTGATACAGCAAAGAAAAAACTGCTTAAAATCGGGCATGAAGAGCTTGAGAGAGCAATTCAGAGGTATAAGACGGAACTGGAAAAGGAGGACTGGAGAAAGACGCAGTACGGCAGTACCTTTTTCAATTCTGGTTACGTGGACTATCTCGACGCGAATTATGAGCCAGGAAAAAGAGAGACGACGAAGCAGCAGAAAGAAAACAAATTCAACAACTTCAACCAGCGGGACTATGATTTCGCGGCATTGGAGCAGGCATTGACAGGAGGTTAAGCATGGTATCAGTACTCAAAACAGCAATTATCTGCGCAACAGTAGCGTTTTGCTTTTACCAAATGATGAAATAATAAGAAAAGGACAGGGGAGGGACCTATGAGCAATAAATTGAAGAAAAAGCCGTCAACGCGGTTAAGCCCTGAGACGATGACAGCCGCAGAGGTAAGCGGGATCACAGGTGTCAAGCTCGAAATCCTGCGGAAATGGGTGGACAGGATGCAGAGAAACCTGTCCGAAGCCTACCAGAAAGAAGCACAGGAAAAGCTGCTGAAAGCAGAGGACTGCATCAGCGCGGCGAACGTCGTGTGCTCGGCACTGGCGATCTATGAGACCTGGGGGTACAAAAAGGCGCTTGACCGGTACATGGACAACTACACTGCGGCAGTACGGAAGATGAACAGTGTAGGTCTGGTTAAGATGTACGAGGAGCTGCACGAAAAGACCGGCGCGACACTGGAATTTGAGGATATGGATCTCGCAAAAGAGTTTGGCTTTGGAGGGGCGGAAGAATGAAAGAAACGAAATACGATAAAAACAATTTCCCGGATGCTCTTCTGAAAGAATGGGATAAAACGAGAAAACAGATTCTCGGAAAGGCAGGAAAAGAGAATGGAGATCATCGGAATTGTTCTGTTCTGCGCGGTGATTCTCGCGTCAGCAAAACTAATGCTTGACCCGCCGGATCGGAAAAAAGATCCGAAAGAGGATGAGGAGCAAATTGAATTTCTGAACGAGTGGAACAAGAAACATAAAAAATAACAAACACAAAGAAAGGAGCCAGCCTCCGGCCGGGGCAAGGGTATACCGGGCTTCTGAATGAAATGGGAGAATTAAGCACAGAAGAATGGAAAAAACAGAAGAAGATACAGAGAGCAATTTTTACGGCGAAGCAGAATCTGCCGTATGAAGTGAAACTTCGTCGCCAAGCCAGAAGAGCATGGGAGTTCTGGGCAGAGATGGAAAGCCAGGATAAGAGCTGCCATGTGAGCGTCGGCGGATTGGACAGTATTACGCTGTATATCTGGTTGCACAGCCTCGGCATTCACGTTACAGGAATTACAGTGTCTGGCATTGAGGATCAGAGCATCCAAAAGGTACATAGAGCGCTTGGACTTGAGATTGTAAAATCGTATAAGAGCAAGGTCACGATCTTGAATGAGATTGGATTTCCGGTTATTAGCAAGAAGATCGCCGGGCGGATCAATACGCTACAGAACCCGACAGAGAACAATAAAACGGTGCGGCATGCGATCATCACCGGTGAATGCGGTGCACAGGGGCATTATGCCAAGAACAGCCGCATGCAGTTGCCACAGAAATGGCTGAGATTGTTTGGTGGTTATGAAAACGAGAACGAGGGTGTCAACTATGGCAAGCCTGAGCCGGACATTAAAATTTCGAATGAGTGTTGTTACTGGCTAAAAGAGAAACCTTGCGACGACTGGGCGAAGAACCATAACAGCAGTCCTTACCTTGGAATCATGGCAAGCGAAGGGGGACAGCGTGAAGAGGCGCTGATCGATCATGGCTGCAACTACTACGGAAAGACCGTGACACGGTCTGCTCCCTTTGCGATCTTCATGCGGCAGGATATTCTGCAGTTGGCGCAGGATATGGACCGCTGGTACCATGAGCATCTGGCGCTGTTCGAGAAGCTGTATCATGCGCAGCCATACGGCCGGAATAAGGACGGAAGTCCGAAAGAATATGTTCCGCTGGAATCCATCGTGCCGGAAATCTATGGAACGATAGCGAAGCGGCAGAATGGAGAACTTTACACAACAGGAGCACAGAGAACCGGCTGTAGCATGTGCGGTTTTGGAATTCATCTGGAGCAGCGGCCGCACCGGTTTGACAAGCTCCGGGAGCGCAACCCGAAAGAATGGGAATTCTGGATGTATCGCTGCTGCACAGATCCAAACACTGGCGAAAAATATGGCTGGGGAAGGGTGCTGGACTATATCGGCGTGGAGTGGGAGGACATTCCGACGGTGCAGATGAGCTTGGAGGATTTTCTGAAATGAAAGAGTTGATTATAGATTGCTTTGCTGGCGGAGGCGGTGCCTCCGTGGGCATTGAGATGGCACTGGGGAGACCGGTAGATATTGCGATCAATCACGATCCGGATGCCATATTGATGCATAAAACCAACCACCCGACCACGCTGCATCTGACAGAGGATATTTTTAAAGTCAATCTGCGTAAATACGTCAAAAATCGTTTGCGTAGGAGGTGAAAAAATATGCTGATTCCAACGGTAAAAGCGAAAGAATTTGAAAAATTTGGTTTTAAAAAATGCAAAGGAATATCGAGTGACCTCGAATGCTATTATCTGTGCGTAGCAAGAGGAAAAAAGATGCTTTTTGTGAGTAATGTATACTTTGAGGTAAATGATTGGAGAGATGATGACCCGAGAATTCACGCGAATCCTAATTGCAGGTACAGAAACAGAAAAACAAGCCTTGATATTATTTACGAGCTGATCAAAGCGGGGATGCTGAAAAGCAGTTTTGAAAAAGAAAGAAGGTGAAACCGATGGAGCAGTACAAAGAAGACAACTGCCCATACCTAAAAGTAGGGGAGCGGGTGCCGAATCTGAATATTGATGACAGCCAGGAACAGTTGAGATTTGCGTGAGGAAAAAGGAGAAGGAATGATAATTAAGAGTCAAAACAAAGATCTTGTGGTAGATACATACGGAAATGATTTCCGTATGTTCTGCGGACCGGACGGCCGGTATGGTATCGAGACAAGAGCAGGTGTAGTAGGAGTCTATAAAACAAAAAAGAAAGCAGAAAAGGTTCTTGATGAAATTGCTGAGCAAATTGGGTGTTGCAAAGCGGATGAGATCATCTATGCGGGGCGAGGAATCGGCGGACTCCGTGTAACGGTATATCAAGCCCTCGCACAAGAATACGTGTATCAGATGCCAGAAGAAGAGGAGGAAGAAGATGCTGATTAGAAGCCAGGACAAGAAAACAGTAGTGAACACCGGTGATCTGACAATGTTCATGTACAAGAAAAACGAAAATTGTCATTGCATCTGCACAGAACGGTGTGAGGAGTTGGGAAGTTACAAAACAGAAGAAAGAGCGATGGAAGTGTTGCATCTGATCGCAAAACAGAGTGCACAGTGCAAAGCAGTAGAGATTCTGTGTGGGCCGGTGCATGATGGACAAACGCAAAGCATTGCTCTTTTGCTGGCGGAAGAAATCGAAAAAATGTGGTATACGGATATGCCGGAGGAGTGAAGATGGGAAGAACGAAAAGACTTACCGAAGATTCTTTTGACGGTACCGCATATATTAAGCAGTGCGGTACCAGTTGCCCGTATGACGGGGAATACTGCGCGTCAGATGAATGCCCGGTACTGAACGAAGTAGCCGAAAAGTTGGCGCGGTATGAGAGACTGGAAGAACAGATCGCGGAGTCGGCAGAACAATATATACAAAAAGGAATTGCTATGCCTTATGCTGTAATGCCAGAAGTGACAAGAGGAGTAGTTAAAACGGTCTTTGAAGGGTTTGGAGGAGGTGAGGAAGAATGAGTAGAGCATACAAATGTGACAGATGTGGCGCACTGTATGAGTCGTATGAGGGAGAGAATAGATATGATGTATTAAAGCCAACTAAAGTAATGATTAATTCATTAGCAGAAGATATACTAAATGTATATGACATTTCTGTTCCGATTCAGAATATTGGTGATATTGTTGAAATATTAGGTGGTACTATCCAAAAAGAAACTTCACTTTCAGATGGCGCAGTTGAAAAGGAAGGGGATGGATTTAGGATTATTGTATCCCCATATCAAGACGAAAAAAGAGAAAGATTTACAATTGCGCATGAATTAGGACATCTCTTTCTTCATATGGGATATAGAACTAATAAAGAGTTATGGGTAAGACAAGAGAATAACATTTATCATCGAATAGGAAGCTCCGAAAAAGAATATCAAGCAAATGAGTTTGCAGCAGCTTTTTTAATGCCAGCATCGGAATATCTTACAGTTCTTAAAAGGATTGCGGACGGTAACGTAGTAGATACTTCCAAGATTGCAGAGTATTTTAATGTGTCGGTAGAAGTTGCATCTAATCGAGGAAAATTTTTGGGGTATTTAAGATGGTAAAAGAAGATCAGACATTAAGTAAATATAGCAAGCTAATTGAAGACTTAGAAAGCATGAACTTGGATGAAGAAGGAGAGAAAAAATCAAAATGACAAAAGAAGAACTTGTGATAGGGAACAGGTATAAGATCCGCCGCCCGTCAATCGCGGATGGCAACGTAAATTCGTATCAGTGGAGTGATGCAACTTTGGTTGATATCTCTACACATATTGCGGTATTCAGTGTGGGAGAGTATTGCGTCACCTACAAATTCTGCCAGTTAAGAGATGAAGTAAAAGAAGCGTAACGCAGAAAGGAGCTGCACCATGAGCATCCGGAACACATTTTTGAAAGATTACGGGATTTCGAAAGAACTTGGGGATAAGATCGTATCATATTGCAGAAACGCGCACGACTACGACCAGAATCTTATCTTGCAGGCCGCACAGAAGACTTGCCCGGAGATATCGAGTGCCCTGTTCGCGAATCTGACGCTTGGAATTGGGTATGACCGGATCAGCCAGGTGCAGTACATCCCAATGCAGCGGAAAGATTTCCAGGGATACAGAAGGAAGACAATCGAGGAACTGTATCGATTGCTGCTTCTGCACGGGAAGGAGTTAGAGTGAAGACTGGAAGGAGAAGAGAAAATAGAAATATATCCAGAAGAATAAAGAAAAGAGCGGGAACAAACCCCGCTTTTTCTTTTTTTAAAAATAAGTTTTCCACCTATTGACGTATACGTCAATAGGTGGTATAATAAAACCATCAAAAGAAAACAAGGAGGAAATCAAAATGAAGACATACGATTTATCGAAGATCATGAAAAGAGCATGGGAGCTGGTGAAGAAAGAATCAATGACGATTTCCTCCGGTTTAAAGAAAGCGTGGAAGGAGGCAAAAACGAAATATATTTCAGTAAAAGAATGGTTTTTCAACAAAGAACAGGATAAGGCAGAAAAATATAATACATTCTTTGATTTTGAAAGAAACGAAGACGAAACCATAAAAAGAGAAAATGGTTATGTTTTTGCAGAGGTTGAAGAGATTATTACAGAAACAGAAAAAGCAATTAAAGTTAGAATCGCTACAGGCGGTGTTGTAGGATCCTATAAAGGATGGACTTGCTGGATTCCGAAAAGCTTAACTAAATAAAGGGGAAGGAAAAATGAAAATAAAAGAAATCAGAAAATACTCTGGACTGACACAGGATGCATTTTCGAAAAAATACAATATTCCAAAAAGGACTCTTGAGGGGTGGGAGTCAGGGAAAAGAAACCCGCCGGAATATGTTTTGATGTTACTGGAAAGAGTAGTGCAAGAAGATAGTGAAGGAGAAAAAAATAACATGAAAAAATATGAAATAATGAAAAACAGTGCAGAATTTAATTGGAAGCACAGGAAAGAGATTACAACCGGATGCACGATGGATGATGTGGAACCGGAAAAAATTGCAGAATTTAAAAAGCTGGAAGAAGCAGAGGAGGAGCTGAAAAAATACAAGACAGAAATCAGCGAGTCCGGCGGCATGTTTTCCGTGACGGAATACATGATAAGAGAAAATGAATATGACGAAGACGGAGAGTGGATTTCCGGCGGAGATGTATGGGATTTCTCAAAGATGGAAATTGGTGTCGTAGATAGAGAAACACTGGAGCTGATCAGTACCGCGACGAGCTATGAAGAGGCGGAAAAAATGAAAATGGACTATGATGGAGTAGCCGGAGCAGACATAGTTTTTAGAATTTATTGAAAAAATATAATAAAAGGGTACAACGAAAAGCCCCCATGCCAGTACACTAAGAATAGAAGTGTATTAGTATGGGGGTGATTTTTATGCCTACAAACAAGACTTACGACAATCTCGAGAAAATGATCTTCTCCGGCGTGGGAGAATACGGAATCCCCGAAATTATGCCAGAACAGTACAAGAAGTGCGAGTGGATCGGATTCAATTACGCTGCGAGCACTGCGAGGCGAGCCGGGAAGGGCGTGCATTTCTTCCTGGATGACTACCAGTTCGAACGGGTATGGAACAACCCGGACAGGTATATGGAGGTACTGAGAGACTATGACTACGTGCTTTCACCGGATTTCAGCATGTACACGGACTTTCCGAAAGCGATGCAGATATACAACCATTACAGAAAACACTGGTGCGCGGCATATATGCAGATGAATGGACTGCGTGTAATACCTACGATCGCATGGAGCGATGAAAGCTCGTTCGAGTGGTGCTTTGATGGCGAGCCGGTGGGAAGCGTGGTGGCAGTATCCAGTGTGGGAACGCAGAACAGCAAGGCGAAAAAGGCGGCATTCCTGCGTGGATATGAAGAAATGATGAAACGATTATCACCGGAGCATGTGATCTTCTTCGGGAAAGTTCCGGAAGAACTGGAAGGGGACGTGGAAAAGGTTGCGGCATTCCAGGAGAGATACAAGAAGGAGGGAATCTAGTTGGGCGGACGAGGGGGGGGCAAGCGGCATAGGCAAGAAAAGCCAATCCGCGTTGGACCCGAAAGCGAAAGAGCAGACGATCACGACATTCTACCGCCGGAAGTCTATCTATGGTCCACACTATAGAGATGATGTGTATGAAGCGGTAGAACAAAAGAACGAAAAAGGCGGAATAGAGATTGTAAAAGCCTATGGAACGTTCGACAACAGCAACCCGAAAGCGAACACCAAAGACGTGACGTATAAAATCCAACATGGTATTGTGAGCTACGATGATTCCAGGGGAATTGAAAGCTATGGTATCAGATGGGACAAAGTAAACAGCGTTTCGGGACAAACTTACAACATACGAAGCATGTTAAAAGAAAAAGGCTTTCGGTGGGACGGTAAAACAAAGAGTTGGGTAAAGAAATAAAGCTGCAGGAAAGGGAACAGAGATGATGGAATGGCGAACGAACAAAACTTAATACCGACAAACCGGAGAAGTAAGAGCGAGGTAAGAGAGAACGCCAGAAAAGGCGGTATCAAGTCTGGACAGGTGCGCAGGCAGAAAAAGACCCTTTCCGAACTGGCTAAGATGATAGCCGAGAACCCGGCACCTGCGCAGGCAAAAAAGTCTCTAGCAAAGCTTGGAATTGACGATGAAAACGCGAACAACAACGCGCGGATCGTAGCGTCGGTGTACAGTAAGGCCATCGAGGGAAACATGATGGCTGTGGAGAAGTGGGAGCAGCTTGTAGCGGATAAGAAAGCAGATACAGTAGCCTATGAACTGCCAGCAAGGGTGATTGGAAAAGCATTCGTTGACATCAACCGTAAGATCGAGCCGAATATTGAATATGTATTCGAGGGCGGGCGCGGCGGTCTGAAATCGTCCTATGTGGCGTTCAAAATCGTTGAAATTCTCAAGAATAACCCTCAGATGCACGCCTGCATCACGAGACAGGTGGCTGGAACACTGAAAGATTCCGTGTATGCCAACATGAAATGGGCGATAAATGAACTTGGGCTGATGGAAGAGTTCGAGTTTAAAGTATCGCCGCTAGAAATAAAATATGTCAAGACCGGACAGACGATATACTTTCGCGGGCTGGATGACGAAACAAAACTGAAATCCATTAAGCCCGAATTTGGTTATATTGGAATCCTCTGGAAAGAGGAGAAAGACCAGATGAAAGGCGACGCACAGGAGCGTTCCGTGAATCAGTCAGTTTTGCGAGGCGGTGACATCTCCTATGATTTCTCATCCTACAACCCTCCCAAAAGCAAAAGTAACTGGGTCAACCGAATCAAGCTCGTGCCGAATCCGAAAAGAGTGATACACCACTCGTGCTATACAGACGCGCCGCCAGAATGGCTCGGAAAGAAGTTCATCGAGGACGCGGAACATCTAAAAGAAGTCAATCCGGAAGCGTACGAGCATGAGTATCTCGGCATCCCGAACGGAGACGGCGGAAACGTATTTGAATATCTGGAGATCCGAGACATCACAGACGAAGAGATTAGCCACATGGACCGTATCTATCCAGGCGTTGACTTCGGATGGTACCCGGATCAGTATTGCTACCTGCGGACTTACTACGATTCGGCGCGGGAGAAAATCTATCTCATTGACGAACTATACGTGAATAAGTGGAGCAATGAGAAAACAGCAAAATGGATCAAAGAAAAAGGGTATGATGACTATACGATTATCTGCGATTCCGCGGAGCCTAAGTCCGTAAACGACTATAGGGATGCCGGACTCCCGGCCAGGGGAGCAATCAAAGGACCGGGAAGCATTGAATACGGATTCAAATTCCTGCAGGCACGAACTCTTGTGATTGATCCGAAGCGGACACCGCACGCTTACAAAGAAATCACGGAATACGAATACGACCGGGATAAGGACGGGAACGTTATCAGCGGATATCCAGACGGTAACGACCATGCTATCTCGGCTTTACGTTATGCGTATGAACCGTTATTTAATCGCAGGGGGTATATTGCATAATGTGCGAATTTTGCGATGAGCTGAAAAACTGGAAAACCTTAGAAAGATTCGATCAGCGTGCACGGTACATCTATCAGTGCAAGCTGATCCGTAAGACGATGGTCGAGATAAGAGCGGCGGGGAGCATCGAGGGAACGCCGCATAACGTCAATTACTGCCCGATGTGCGGCAGAAAAGTGACAGAGGGCTAGGAATGGGACTGATAACAACTATTAAGAGGTGGCTAAGCATGTTTTTTCGAAGCGAAGCGGAGCAGGCGTTTGATGTTGATGTGATCGAATCCCCGGTAATGGATACGGTCATTAAAAAATGCGCTGCTGTTTATTCCGGAGAACCGCCGTGGAAAGATGTAAAAAACGGCATCCGAACAATTAATTTTGCAAAATCGTTAAGCTCCGAAACAGCGCGGCTTGCGACACTAGCAATTAAAATCACAATCGAGGGATCAGCAAGGGCGGAGTGGCTGCAGCAACAGACGGATGCAGTGTTTTTCAGTATCCGAAAATGGGTGGAATATGGCTGTGCGTATGGAACGGTAGTCATCAAGCCGAACGGGAAGACGCTGGATGTATTCACACCGGATGAAGTGCTTATAACCGATTATGACAACCAGAATATCACCGGAATGATATTCAAAGATACGTACACGCAAGGAAAATGGTACTACACGCGGCTGGAATATCACCGATTTGCAGAAGAGAAGCAGGGCGAGGAAACAGTACGCCCTTACTATATTTCCAACCGGGCGTATCGGTCGAAATCTCCCGATTCAATCGGCGATCCGGTGGCGCTGAAAGATACGAAATGGTCTGAGCTTATGGCAGACTCCCCGCCGATTCTGAAAGCGAACGGAGAAAGCCTGGATGGCCCGATGTTTGGCGTGTTCGTGACACCGCAGGCGAATAACGTAGATAAGTCTACGCCACTCGGCCTGCCGGTATATGCCGAAGCTCTGGAAGAACTGAAAGACCTTGATATCGCGTACTCGCGCATGACCGGAGAAATCAATGACAGTGAACGAATCGTTCTGGCAGATGATCGGTTATTGTCTCCGGCTGGCACGCCGGTTAATAAGGTGAACCCGGGAGCTGCCGCAACAAAGAACTTGCCGAAGTACGTTCGAAACGTCTACGGCGATGGGCCGGATTCTTTCTACCAGGAAATCAACCCGACACTCAACACAGAAGTGAGGGTTAAGGGAATCAATGCGTTATTGTCGCAGATCGGCTATAAGGCTGGATTCTCCAACGGCTATTTCGTGTTCGACCAAAAAACCGGTATGGTAACAGCAACTCAGGTTGAATCCGATGACCGGCGGACGATCCAATACATCAAGGATGTGCGGGATCAGCTCGAGAAGTGCATGGATGCCGTCTATTACGCGTTGAGTGTCTATGCGGATCTGTACGGCGAGAGTCCGGCGGGAGAGTACGAAGTAACGTATGATTTCGGTGATATTACGTACAACCGCGAGGAGGACCGCGCACGCTGGTGGAATTACGTTAATGCCGGAAAGGTACCGGCGTGGATGTATTTCGTCAAATTCGAGGGATTCTCGGAGAAAGACGCAAAGGCGATGGTCGAAGAAGCCACCCCGAAAGAGGATGAGCTTTTTGACAGTAAATATAAGGAGGAGTGATAACATGGATATGAGCGGAGTAGCAACCGTGGTCTGCATTACTGTAGTCTGCTATCTGGTAGGCATGATGATGAAAGCGACGGAGATCAACAACAAGTGGATTCCGTGCGCAGTTGGTTTTGTAGGCGCTGTGCTTGGCGTGGTGGGCATGTACACTATCCCGGACTTTCCGGCACATGACGTGCTTAACGCGGTAGCCGTCGGCATTGTCAGCGGCTTAGCAAGCACCGGAGCAAACCAGATAATCAAACAGGCACAGAAAGAGGAATAAGACATGCTTACCCCTGAGTATCTGCAGCACGCGGCAGAGGGCGCAGAAGCCATCACAGAGAACTTACACAACCGGATCATGCAGAAGATCGTCAAGGCGATTCTGACCCGCATGGAGCGCGGCGAGAACTACATGCTGACGGCGGCGGACAAGTGGAGAATCGAAGCACTGCAGGAATCTGGCTATTTGCTGGAAGATATACAGAAAGAGATAGCAAAGGCGACCAATCAGCAGCTATCAGAGATCAAATCAGCCTGCATTGACGCTGGAATACAGACGCTCAAATGGGATGACGCAGTATACACGGCGGCTGGGCTGGCACCAACGCCGCTTCTTCTTTCCCCAACGCTTATGCGTGTACTTGAAAGGGACTATAAGGCGACCGCGGGAACATGGCGGAACTTCACACGGACGACCGCGGAAGAAGCGCAAAGACTCTTCCTCAACGAGCTTGACAGCGCCTATCACAGGGTTCTGAGCGGCGGAGAGTCTTACGGCGCTGTGGTGGCTGATCTGATCGAGAAAGTGTCCGAGGAGGGGCTGACAGTCAAGTACCCGACAGGATACCGGCAGAGCCTTGAATCTGCGACCATGACCATCGTACGCACCGGCATAGCGCAGGCGGCGTGCGATGTATCAGAAGCGCGGATGGATGAGATGGACTGGGATATTATTCTTGTTTCTGCTCATGTAGGCGCACGAACGGGAGACGGCGGGCAGAACCCGGGAAATCATCTTTGGTGGCAAGGGCGATTCTATTCCCGAACCGGAAAAAACAAGAAATACCCGAATTTCTACGAGGTGACCGGATACGGCACTGGCGAGGGACTGGGTGGCTGGAATTGCCGACATAGCTTCGGATCTGGTGATGGCAAGAACAACCCATTCGACGAGAAAAATATCTCTTACGCAGATAATCGTAAGGTGGAAGAATCACAGAAACGGCAACGATTGTTGGAGCGCAGAATACGAAACAGCAAAAGGCAAATTCAAACTTTGCAATATGCTATAGACAACGCAAGCGATGACGAGACGAAAAGCAAATTGCAAAGTAGAACAGAGCAAAAAGCTAATTTGCTTAATAAGCAAAATAAAGCATATCGCAAGTTTTGCGAAGACAACAACCTGCGCCCTTATGATGAGCGATTGAAAATAGCCCATTGGGACCGAAAACAGGCAGCAAGAGCCGCAGCGGATGCACGGCGATATCAAAAACGCAAAAAGGAAAAAGCAGATGATTGAGACGATTAATCAAATCATGATTCTCTGCGGCTGGATAACTACAGTAGGTGGCGCGATTGTGGTTCTGACCGGAGCATGGAAGAAATTCAAAAAGCCCGAGAGGGATCTGGAAAAGAGGATGCAGACAATAGAGGAGGATATCAAGGATATCAAGTCAAAACTTGAGAAAGATTATACCTCTATCCGCACTCAACGAGATGACATGAATCTGATAATGAGGAGCATGTTCAATCTGATCGAAAATAAGATTACAGGGAACAACATCGAGGGCTTAAAAAAAACGAGGGAAGAACTTGTAAATGCGATGACCGACAAGAAAAATTAAGAGGGTTTATCTTGAAAGTGTATGAATTCACAGTACCGGAGCTGGAATATTTTCGCGCGTATTGTAATTTTACGCGTGACGAACGTACACTTTTTGATTATCGGAGTAGGAATATTCCGCTTGAAAAGTGTGCGGAACTAATGAACATTTCTGTGTCTACTGCAAAACGGATCAGCAGAAACGTAAACACCAAAATCATTAAAGTATGTTAATTGATACTTTTTTGAGTATTTCATGGGACTTTGACGAACTGTCAGAGTCCTTTTTTTGTGCCTAAAATATGAGTAGAAAGAGAACGGAGGGATGAATATGTATCCGTATATTGACCCGCAGGCATTTGCGAACGAACAGGCAATGCTTCAGCAAAGAATTAATCAGTTGGAACAGGCGAGAAACCAGCAGATGAGCATGTATGCACCACAGAGTCAGCAACAGCCGCAGGCACCGACTAGCAACGTAAATTGGATACAGGTTGCAGGCATCGAGGGCGCAAGAAATCAGATTGTCCAGCCTGGACACACTGCCTGGATGATGGACAACAACAGCCCTGTTTTCTACGTTAAGTCTGTGGACGGCATGGGAAGCGCGACTTTCAAGGTGTTTCAGTTCGCCGAGATTTCGCCAGAAGCCCTAAACCCGGCACAGAGCCAGCCAAAAGAAGAAAGACAAGAATACGTTACGCGGCAGGAATTTGACGCTCTGCTGACGCGATTAGGCGAAAAGCCGGAGAATAAGGAGGAACCCGTATGAATCCATTAATGAGCATGATAGGCAATATGGGAGGCGGTAACAACCCGATGGGCGCGATGATGCAGGCTATGCAGATGGTCAATAAGCTCAAACAGGCGGGCAACCCGCAGGCCGCAGTAGAACAGATGGCGCAGACGAACCCGAATGTTAAAAAAGCTATGGATATGTGCAAGGGAAAGAACCCGAAGCAGGTATTCGAGGAAATGTGCAGACAGAACGGGATGGACCCGGGGCAGTTCTCCGGGCTAATGAAATAAGATATTAGGGCGGTGCACAGCCTTAATAAATAGAAGAATAAGGAGAAAGAACCATGACAGATGGAACAATGGGACTTAGCGCGGCTGATGTAGCAGCCGTAACGAGAAACAATGACGATGACTGGGGCGGTGGCTGCTGGTGGATCTGGATTATTCTGCTGGCATTTCTGTTCCCGATGATGGGCGGATGGAACCGTGGCGGCGTTGAGACTGGCGTGCAGGACAATTTCATTTCTGATGAATTTGTCAAACGTGACATTTTCAATACCAATCAGAACGTTTCCAACACAGCTTGCCAGACGCAGAGAGACGTACTGGAAAACCGGTATACCAATCAGCTCGGCTTACAGCAGGTGCAGGCGGCACAGCAGAATTGTTGCTGTGAAACACAGAAAGAGATCCTGCAGAGCCGATATGATGCGGCACTCATGGCACAGAATATGCAGGCTCAGATGGCACAGTGTTGCTGTGACATCAAAGAGAGCATTCTGGCCGACGGAAACGCAACCAGACAGATGATGCAGGAAAACACCATCCAGGCACTCAGGGATAAGCTGTCAGACCGTGACCGCGATCTGCAGAACGCGTACAATCAGATTTCACAGGTTTCGCAGACCCGTACAATCATTGATGCGGTACGCCCGACACCTACACCGGCTTATCTTACATGTTCCCCGTATTTCGCGTACAACATGACCGGATACGGCGGATGTTGCGGAAATGGCGGTAACGTGCTGTGATGAGCACAAGCGAGCTGTCCGCGCTCGATCTTCTGAACCTGTTCGGTGTATTCCTGCAGGCGATGAATTATCAGAGCGACCTATCGCAGGCGAGCAATGCGGATATCGCAAAACACCTGCAGGAACAGGACAGAAAGTACCTTGACCGGATCATCGAAAATCAAAATAAAATAATCAGCATGTTGGAAGATTCCAAATCTACGAAACAGTAGTTGTGCAAAATTGCAGGGGTAGGCGTGGAGCTTGCCCCTGTTTCATTTCAAAAAGGAGAAAAATTATGTTAAATGTAATTGCCAAAGCAGAACAGACAGTAGCAGCAGGACAGAATATTGTATTCACAAATACCCGCGTAAAATCCCGTCGTTGTGGATGCTCCAGCGGATGGCTGAACCACATCGAGGGAAGCGGAATTTTCACAATCACGAACCGGACGAACCTTCCTATCGCGGTAGAATTACAGTTCAACGGAAACGTAACAGCGGCGGCAGCGGGCGCGACCGTGCTTACGCTGAAATTGAACGGAGAAGCGGTTGGAGGAACAGAGATGGATTATACCGTAGTTACTGCGAACACTTATCAGAATGTGAGCGCGGACACGCTAATCCCTGTACCGGCAGGAACAAGCCTTACTGTATCAGTCGGAAATATTTCTACAACCGAAGTCCTGGTAAAAGACGCGAACCTCATCATCAAAAAAGTTGCGTAGGGGGTGACGAATCATGATTACTTTCCGAAGCAAAACAGACGTAACAGATGCGGATGCTATTTTTTCGGAAATCAACAGCCGCTTCGTGGCAGCTATCATGATGCACGGCCAGATGGCAGATTATTTCGATTTTCTCGGGCTGAAAGGTTACAAACGGATACATGAGTACCAGCACATCGCAGAAAGCCTTGAGCGCCGTAAGGTGTGCCGGTATTACATCGAACGGCACGGGAAAATTATTCCAGATGCGTTTTCTGGCGATGTGAAAATGATTCCGGACGGATGGTATGCCGCAAAAAGCCTTTCCGTCGGAAAAGGCACTAAGCAGAAAGCCGTAGAGGATGGATTTTCCGCCTATCGTGAATGGGAAGAGGAGACAAAAGCGGCATATCAGAGCTATGCCGCAACGCTACTTGAAAAAGGAAATGTGGAAGATTTCATGCTTGTAACTTCGCTGATAGATGATGTGGGCGATGAACTGAAAGAGGTTGACAAAATTATTCTTGATCTGATCTCGACCGGCTATGATATGGTCCATATCACTGAGTCGCAGAAAGAATTGAACGAAAAATACAAAAAACGCATGAAAGGAATCGAGGTTGAATGATGGGAAACGTGAAAGAAGTGCTGGAAAAGCAGTTGGAAAGAGAAAAAGAATCTGCGATGCAGAAACTCACGACAGATAACCTTGACGCAATGTTCAAAATCACGACCACGTTATGCAATATGCGAAAAATGGAGTGTGAGAGCATTCCTGCGGCCATGATGGACGCGTCAGAAACGCTGATTAAGAAGTACAGCAATGGAAAATACGATAAGAATATTGACGCGCTGTATGACGAGTACATTGCGGCAAAAATGGCGTACCAGGAACACGGAGACGCGGCGCACAAAGATAAGCTTATGGATTCCGTCGGCCGCCTGATGGTTGAGGTGTTCGATATGCTGCAGGCGATGATTCTTGATGCGGATTTTCGCGACGAAAGACAGGCTATCATGCAGCAGATACGAAAGCTTGCTGATTCGTGAGGACAAGATGGGTACAACGAAAAACATTGAATATCGTATGATAGGAGCGTGAAAAGAAGTTGGGATGGGCTTGTAAGTCATTTTGATGTTCAATTCACCTCCTTTCGACGTTCTAGGGGATCCTGTTAAGAGCCTGCACAAGGCTCGGAACGTGTCTGAAATATGCCGCGTTTTCCGTTCCTCGAGCCTTTCTGAAAACGCGGCGTGTTTCTTATTATTGGGAAACAGAAAAGAAGATTGTGTGTTCCTCTCACACTGCCATACATTCAATCTCTTTTGGACTGCTTGATAGGTTCGAATCCTATTTTCCCATTACCCCGGCAGAGGTTGATCTGCCTAAATCCATTACTGCCGACGGGCAGTTAAAAACAACGTTTAGGAGGATAGAAAATGCAGAATTACGAAGCAATTCTTTCAGAACTCGAAATCGAGATTCCGGAAGACAAAAAAGCAGATCTGAAAAAGAAGATGGAAGAAAACTATCGGACCAAATCAGATTATGACAAGGTAGTTACAAAGCGTGATGAGTACAAGAACTCGCTGGACGATGTGCAGAAAGAGCTGGAGGGATTCAAAGATGTGAACGTCGAAGAATTACAGACGAAAGTTACAACCCTCACCACACAGCTCAACGAAGAGAAAGCTGGACGGGCAGCAGATGCCAGAAAGGCAGAAGTCGAAAAACAGGTAAATGATTTCTTGACGGCTACAGACGAAAAGGGAGCGAAGAAATACGAGTTTTTGAACGATATTACTGCCGACTACTACCGCGCAGAGCTTACAAAAGCGCTGGATGCTGATTCTGCAAAAGGAAAGTCTATTTCGGATATCTTCACAGAGATGATTACCGACAAGGACGGAAAACAGAAAGCAGGGATTTTCGCGGATGCCGGAGCCAAAAAGGCAAAGAGCAATGCAGCCAAGTTCACACAGCCTACAACCGGCGGCAAGGGCGGCGAGATTACGAAAGAAACTTTCCGCAAAATGAATCTTGATGAAAGACTCAAATTAAGAGAAGAAGATCCCGAGCTGTACGAAGCACTCTCGAAATAACACCGTTATCACGCGATAACGCTTGACCGCAAAAAGTTACGCGGTAGAAAGGAAACACAATGCCAAGAACTGGTACTTTTGGCGGCTTTTCATTTGATCCGGAGGTGTTCTCCGACTACATGAGCGAGCAGCCGACCTGGAATGACCGAATCTTAGCGTCTGGAATCCTTGTACAGGATCAGACGATCATGGATCTGATCGGAACAAAAGGAAACGTTGCAACACTTCCGTTCTATGTTCCGATTGATGAGGATGAATCTCACGCGCTCAACAATGATGGTGAAACCGACAACACCCCGACAAAGATCAGTGGAAAGAAACAGACTTGTATGCTGACCCAGCGTATGAAAGCATGGAAATCCCAGGATTTCACAAAAGAGCTGACCGGCGCTGACCCGATGACGCACGTTGCGAATTCAGTTGCTGGATTCTATCGGCAGGTAAGAACCCGTGATCTCATGGCTATTGTTGATGCAGTTCTTTCACTGGACGGTATGAAAGATCATGTTACGGATCTTTCGGCGACGGCATCTTCTGGGGTTACAACCGTAACCGATGCAAACAAAATCAATGATACAACACTGATTTTCGCGCAGCAGAAAGCAGTTGGAGACGCAGACGAGAACATGGGTCTGCTGGTCCTTAACTCTTACATCTACGCTCGTTACAAGGCTATGGGGCTGGTTGATTACAACAAGTACACGATCACCAATGCTATCGAGCGAGATGTTGAGCTTCCGACGATCGGCGGATTCATTCCAGTTGTATCTGATCGTTTCACGGTAGACACATCTACAGACGTTCCGATCTATAAGAGCTATATGATCGGATCTGGAACGGTGCTCACCTGCGATAAAACCAACTACGAGGACCCGTACTATGCAGACTACGATCCGGAAACCAAAGCCGGTATTCGTAAGTTGTACACAAAACAGGGCTACGTGCTGCATCCGAACGGATTCTCAATCAATGCAAACAGAATCACAAAAGAATCCCCGACCAATGCGGAACTCGGAGCAAAAGCGAACTGGTCACTTGCATTCAATCACAAAAACATCCGTATGGGACTGATTAAGTCCAACGGTTGACGGAGGTATTTGGCATGGCTTATGCAGATTATGAATTTTACACAACTTCATATTTCGGCGATACCGTGCCAGAATCCGACTTTCCGCGGTACGCCGAGCGGGCAAGTGATCGAATTGATGTTTTGACATTTGACCGGCTTGCAGACGGGCTTCCGGAAAACGAACGGGCACAGAAAAAGATCAAGAAAGCGGTCTGTACACTGGCGGATGCGCTTTTTCAGATCGACACCGTAAAAAATGCTGCGATGGAAACAGTAGGAACCGTAAAGAGAGAAGATGGAACGGTCATCAATAAGGCCGTTTCTTCGATTTCTTCCGGCAGTGAAAGCATTTCCTACGTGACCGGAACCAGCGGTACAAATTCTAGCGTCTACGGACAAGCGGCGATGGACAAAAAGGTAGAAAACGTGCTCGTGACACAGATTATTCTCGAAAATCTACAGGGCGTTATGACGGATGACGGCGTTCCGGTCCTGTATGCAGGAGTGAGGTTGTGAGATGGGTGGAAGAGGTAGCAACAGTGGAATGATGAAAACTGTAAACGGTAAGACGGTAAAACGTTTCAATACCCCCCTAAAGGCTGGAAACCCGTAGAAAATGCTCTTACGAATCCCAAAGGCTATACGTGGTACTCAAATGGAAAATCACGTTTTAGCGGTCAATATGAGACGGCGCTTGTAAAGAATAAGAAGTAGGTGAAACCATGTATGATGAAACCATAACTCTTTTCAATCGGTACGAAGATCAAACCGGGAATGTATTCTGGTATCCGACCGTGCTGCAGCATGTGGATCTTATCACGGATAAGGTCGCAAATATTGTCCGAACCGGCATTGACAGCGCCGATACAGCCAGTCTGCACGTGGCATATACGCCAGATAACGGCACTATTATGGTGCAGGGAAAGAAATGGTTATCACCGAAAGCCTGGAAAGCTCAAACAAACGAAGAACTTCCGGGAACAATCACTTTCGCTAACGAAGATTTTTTCGTGCTTGGCGATTACTGCGTCAAGAAAGAACAGGCTTATCTTATCGATCATAACGGAGCATACGTGCAGAATCACGAGAAAAGGCCGATTGCCACCATCGTTGAACGGCAGATGTACGGCGTGGTGAAAGACGCGGAATATACGAGCAGAGTAGACCGCGGATTCTACGATTACATGAACAAGAAATACGATAATGTGTTTTCCATCAGCAATGTAGGCGGTCCGTACAGGCTTATTCCTCATTTTGAAATAGGGGGAAAATAATGAGCAATACGAAACATTTCCCCAGTTTTTCGGTCGTGAATGGACATGTTAAGGTACAGGTAGACCTTACGAGGTTTGACAAGCAGTTCCAGGAAGCGCAGTTCTGGCTTGATGGACAGGTTATGAATGATATGATCCCGTACATGCCTTTTCGTGACGGAATCATGGTGGATGCAACCAGAGTGCGCAGTGCATCCATGCAGGGCACTGGAAAGGTGTGCGCAGGCGCTCCACCGTATGGACGGTTCCTGTACGAGGGAAAACTTATGGTTGATCCAGAGACGCGTTCAGCGTGGGCGAGACCTGGCGCAAAAAAAGTTGTTACTGATACACCACTGAAATTCGATAGAACCGCGCATCCGTCTGCTACGGATCACTGGTTTGATGCCGCAAAAGCGGCACACGGCAAAGAATGGGTGAAGGGAGTGAAGAAACGTGCCGGAGGAGGTTAAAAAACCTGTTACATACGATGTGGACGGATACGACATCGTAACGAAAGCGCTGGAAACCGTTCTAAACACTTTTCCCGGACTTCAGCCGTCCGAAAAGATCAAGTTTTCGTCGCTCAAAGAGGATGAAGGGATTGCATTCTATCCGGCGAGTGGAGCTGTGGTTGCTTCTGAAAAGAAATACATCACAGGAATTGTGGATCAGCTTTGCAACTATCCGTTTTACATCGTGTATCGCTCAGCACCTACAACGCCGGGAATTAAGACAGAAATCAAAGAATTTCTTGACACTCTCGGAAAATGGCTGGAAAAACAGCCTGTGCAGGTGGATGGGAAAGAATATCATCTGGAATCTTACCCGACACTTACAGAAGGAAGAGTTATTGAATCTATAACCCGCCTTACGCCATCTTATCTTGATACGGTGGCAGAAAACAAAGTGGAGGACTGGGTTATCAGCATGTCATTAAAATATCGAAAGAAATTCAAAAAATAATCATACCGGCACCGATTCGGCAGCCGCTGACCGCGAAAAGTTACGCGGTAGAAAGGAAAAAACATGTCTAAACTTGAGCGTGAAGCAATGGCCACTTACCTCGATTCGACATTCAAGAGAGTCGTGGCATCCGCAAGCTGGGTGCTGGTAGGTGACGACATCGAGGATATGTCCGTAGAGCTTAACCCGGACACCGAAACAACCAAAAATATTCTCGGGCAGACCAAAACGAGAGATAACGGATATGAGCCGTCTATGGACGCTGATCCGTTCTATGCTGACCCGGATAACAAACTGTATCCGGTGCTGCGAGATATCGCCCTTGAACGTAAAAAAGGCGATGCCTGTAAAACCCTTATGCTGGAAGTCATCGTGGAGGACACAGCGGCGACCAATCATCTTGCGTACGTGCGTGAGGTCATCGTAAAACCGCAGTCTTACGGCGGCGATACTGCAGGCCTTAATATCCCGTTTGCCGTTTCCGAAGATGGCAAATTCACCAAAGGATACGTAAGCGCAGCTTCTCTTAAAACCGGAACTCCGGAATTTAATGAGGGCGCAGCGCCAGCTTCCGATAGAAGCACATCCCTGGCGTAAGATCACACACGAATAGAAAGGAGCTTTCCAATGAGCAATAAACTCGTAAAACCGCAGAGTAACGATATCATTATTGATGATGGCTTAAAAACTTATTACATCAAAAATAAGCAGGGCCATGTATACGGGAAATTTGATTTTCGACCGTCCGACACCAATCTTATCTCACGATATGATGAGGTTGTAGAACATCTGAACAGCTTTTCAGTGCCGGAAAACGAACCGGTGGACATTAAAAAGGTTGAAAGCATGGTTGCTGATGAGCTTTCCTATCTGATCGGATCTGATTCGAAAGAATCATTTTTCAGCATCTTAGGCCCGTTCTCTCCGCTTGCTTCTGGAAAGCTGTTTTTCGAAGAAGTTGTTGACGCTATCGGCCGCGTGATCGAAACAGAGACCGAACACAGGGCGAAAAAAGTTCGAACACGTATGAACAAGTACGTTACAAAATATCGTAAATAATGGACGCGTGGAGCCTTCCGACATCGCTCAACGTTGCAGGAAAAGAATATCCAATACGCTCAGATTATCGAGTGGTATTGGATATTTTGCAATGTATGAACGATCCCGAGATTTTCGAACCAGATATGACCGAGGACGAAAAGAGGGCTGAACAGGTCATAAGCATGTTATCCATCCTCTATATTGATTTTGACGATATGCCACCCGCCGAATGGGAAGAAGCATCAGAAAAAGCATGTGAATTTATTGACTGCGGGTTTTCAGAGGACACAAAGCGAAAAAGGCCAAAATTAATGGACTGGATACAGGATGCAACCATTATTATTCCGTCTATCAATAAGGTTGCCGGAAAAGATGTGCGCGGTCAGAAGTATCTGCACTGGTGGACTTTTTTGGCATTCTACATGGAGATCGGGGAAGGCACGTTTGCGACCGTGGTAAGTATCCGAGATAAAAAAGCCAAAGGAAAGAAACTGGACAAGTGGGAACAGGAATATTACAGAGATAACAAGGCTATCATCGATCTGAAATCGGCAAGCGGCCAGAGAAGCGAAGAAGAAAAAGCAGCTCTTAGAGAGCTTTTTGGAATATCAAAATAACTGCCGGAGCATAAGGAGCACCGGCACAAACCGTTAAAAGTTACACGGTAGGAAGGAAAAACGCATGGCGGGACAGGCTGACGGCTATATCATCATTGATACGGAGATTGACACCAACGGCGCAAAAGCTGGCAGTAAGGAGCTGGAAGCGAATGTGCGACAGTGTATCTCGTCTATTAATGGTCTTGGAGACAAGGCCAAAGCATCACTTAACAAACAGGCGAATGCGTTCTCGAAACTGAACGATCAATACAGAGAGCAAGAAAAAATAGTCGAACAGCTCAAAGAAAAGGTTTCTGAACTCGGAAAGCAGCAGATACCGACCGACGAATACAAAGAGATCCAGGCGCAGATAGAGTCTGCTAAGACGCAGATGGACAAACTCATCTATGCGCAGGAAAAATTTGTGGCGCTGGGCGGCAGTGAAGACAGCAAAAAGTATAAGAGCTATCAGTATGATATTGACCAGCTCGCAAAAACAATTGAATATGCAAAAGGTGAGTTGCAGGATCTTGAAGAAACAGGAAGAGCGTTCACGTCCGCACTAGGATCAGAAACTCCAACCCAGCAGTACGCACATCTTGAGTCAGAACTTGCGAAATTGGATGAGAAGATTTCGATTACTAAAGAAAAATGGGATGAACTTTGGTCGTCGAATGATGAAGAAAGTAAGACGGCAGAAATGGGAGAGCTTGCGGTTGACCTTGACGTTTTACGTGACAAATACGATTCGGTCGCAAACAAAATGCGTGAGATGGAAGAAGCCGGTACTGCAACGATTAATACCGAACCTACAAAAGAAGCAGCAGCGGCGACGGAAAAACTGGCGCAGGAAGAAGAAAAGCTGGCAAATATCAATGACCGGCTGAAAACGTCATATGACGGCGTAAAAGACAGCATTGATAATTATTCGAAATCAGCAAGCAGCGCAGCAACAAAAAAAGCCGCTGACGACGGAGAAAAGCTGGCAAATTCCAATAAAAAAGTGGCTGACAGCGGAAAGAAAGCCGCAGATTCGCTGAAAGAAACCGGAAGCGCGGCGGGAAATGCCAAAAACGGAATTGTGACGTTGTTAAAATACGGTCTCGGCATCCGCTCATTATTCGTGCTTTTCAATAAGCTGAGAAGCGCAGTTGTGGCTGGAATGTCAAATTTGGCGCAGGAATCCGGCTCAACCAACTCGGCTATCTCTATGCTGTGGAGCAGCCTGGAACGGCTCAAAAACAGTCTTGCGACAGCATTTGCGCCGATTCTTACGGCGATTGCACCTATTCTGTCCAAATTTATCGACATGCTTAGCACCGCGGCAACATACGTGAGTATGTTTTTTTCGATGCTTTCCGGGAAGAAAACATACACCCGAGCATTATCCGTCCAGAAGGACTATGCGGCATCTCTAAGCGATACGGCATCGAGTGCGGAAGATGTAGCGGACGCAACCAACGACGCGGCAGATGCGGCAGATGCGGCCGCAGAAGCAACGGAAAAATACCTTTCCCCTCTCGATGATCTGAACAAGATGGATTCGAAAAGCGACAGCGGTTCCGGCAGCGGCGGTGGCGGCAAATCCCCGGGAGCTGGCGGCGGTGGAGGAGGAACAGGCAGTGCGCCGATGTTCACGGAAGAGCAGATCCCTAACGCTTTTCTGGATAATCTGCAGAAAGTTTTTGATTTACTGAAAAAGATTAAAGACCTGTTTATGTCCGGCTTCTGGGATGGCCTTGGAGATTACAAACCGCAGCTTGCAGAGCTGAAAAAGGATCTGGCATCCATCAAAAAGAATCTTGTGGAGATCTTCACAGATCCGGAAGTAGTAGGAGCCGCGAAACGCTTTGCAGAATCTGTAATCTATAATCTCGGGGTCGTAGCCGGATCAATAGCAAGCGTAGGCCTTACACTGGCTGTTAATCTTGTGGGCGGTTTTGAAAGCTATTTGAGCAGAAATAAAGATAGAATCAAGAAATTTTTGGTTGACGTTTTCAATGTCGGAACAGAAATTGCAGATGAATTCGGACTTATCGCAAAAACGATAGCCGAAGTATTTGCAAAAACGTTTGGCACACAAACAGCGCAGGATTTGACAGGAAATCTTATCGGAATTTTTGCATCTTTAGGCGGCTTGGCTGTAGAAATTTTTGCACGATACGAGCGCGATAAAATGTATCTTGCCTGGCAGCCATGGATCGATAACAAAGATAAATTAGTCGAAGCGATTAACGAAACAATCGCACCTATTCAGCATCTCGCGCAGGTTATCGAGGACTTTTTAAACGACACATCCGACAAAATCATTGCATTTTATGATGAGAGCGTTAAGCCATTTATTGATTATATCGAATCAGGATGTGCGTCTATTTTGGCAACATTGCTTGATCTTTACAATAGTTATGTAGTGCCTATCATCGATGAATGGGGAACGCGGCTCGAAGATTTGATTAATGGACCTCTTACAGATTTTGTCGATAAATTCCTTGATGTGTGCGCAAAAATCATTGATGCGCTACAGCAAATTTGGAATAACGTTCTTGTTCCCCTTATTAATTGGATTCTTCAAAATGTAATTCCGTTATTGGCTCCTGTAGTACAATGGCTAGGCGACGCGGCTATTGATTTATTGGGCGCTGCGGTAGAAATGGCGAACGGAATTCTGGATATGCTCGGCGGTTTGATCGATTTCCTTGTTGGTGTGTTTACGGGCGACTGGAAAAAAGCTTTTTCCGGTGCAGGACAAATAGCACAGGGATTTGCGGATACATGCGGCGCTGTAATTGAATGGATTGGAGACTATATTTTAACTCCATTTATGTCACTGGTGAAAAAATTATTCTCTGTTGACTGGGTAAAATATTTTGGCGTAGCCGGTGTAGCTCCGCAGGAGCTTTGCGATTTGATCAAGGCAATATTCAAAACTATGAAAAACGTATTTGTTGGAATTATGAATTTTATTAAATACGCGTTTACTGGTGACTGGCGGAATGCTTGGCAGAGCGTCAAAAATATTTTTTCCAGCATTATGAGCGGACTTGGCGACGTCCTGCGTGCTCCGATCAATGGAATTATCAGCATGATTAACCAGGCAATTAATGGAATTAACACATTGATCCGTGGAGCGAACAAAATTCCTGGGGTAAATATTTCAACAATTGGAAAAATTCCGCATCTGGCATCCGGCGCAGTTATTCCGCCGAACCAGGAATTCCTTGCTGTCCTTGGTGATCAGCGGAGCGGAAACAACATCGAAGCACCGGAGGGCCTTATTCGTAAGATTGTCCGGGAAGAGTCCGGCGGAAATGCATCTACTTATAGATTTGTAGCTCAGCTTGATAGAAAGATTATTTTTGACGAGACGATTTCAGAAGGAAAGTTGAGACAGATGCAGACTGGTCAAAACCAATTTGAATTTTAAGGAAAGGTGATATCATGGCACAAAAACACTTGAAATTTGGCTCTTTTGAAGCTCCGGAAGTGGACGAAGATGGATATTCTCTTTCTTATGCGACAACTTCATCGGATGATTCTGGGCGTATTATGAGCGGCGTTATGATGAACACACCGCTCTTTACGGTTGAAGCGTACAAGCTCAAATGGAGCGATATTTCTGCAGCAAATGCCGCTAAAATCCTGCAGGAAATCAAGGGAAAAAAACAGTATGATTTTTTCCATTTCAATGTATACTCTGGCAAATGGGAAACATCACCTTTTTACACTGCGAATATCGAAACAGCCTTTTATTCGCTTGTAGATGGCGAGGAAAAGTGCTCAGAGTTAAGTTTTCAAGCAACGGGGGTTAAGCCTGTATGAAAAATGTAAGTACGGCGTTTAGGGAACAAGTGAAAAAGGGGGCAATAATCTATCCGTATGCAGATGTTACACTTTCGGATGGTTCTACGCTTACGCTTAGTCCGGAAAAAAACTTTCGCGTGACAGGTAACTCTATCACGCAGACGGCCGGAAATAATTCTTTCCCTCTTGGCGCGGCGATTTCGAAAACAATTAAACTTACCATTGATAATAGCGACGGCAGTTTTGATGAAAAAGACTTTCTCGCAGCCAAAATAACGTTAAAAAGTGGCGTTATTTTGGCTGACGGAACCACAGAAAAAATAAAAGAGGGAACGTTTTATGTCACAGATCCGGTTGCTCCCGGAAGTACACTTGAATTCACGGCAGCCGATGCAATTTCTAAAACGAGCGTGTCATATGTTCCAGGAGTAACTTATCCGGCTACATTATTCCGAATTTATCAGGATGTTTGTCGCCAGTGCAACCTTATTATCGGAAGCGCGTCGTTTCCTAATCAGGATTTTGTAGTAGAAGAAGCCCCGGAGAATGTGAATTGTAGGTCTGTTCTGTCCAACATAGCAATGATCGCCGGTGGAAACGCGCTGTGTGACGAAAACGAACGTGTTGTTATCAAAAGTTACAACATGAACGACATAAAAAAAGCGGACGGAAGCTATAACACAGATGGGTTCCAGGTCTTTGAAGATTTTAAGAGCACGCCGGAAGTGTCTACAGATCCGATTAAAATAACAGGTGTACGGACCACAGTTGAGACAGAGGATGGGAAAGATTCTGAGCTTATCATTGGAGATACTCAGTATTGCTTTTCGGTTGATAATCCGTTAATAGTTGGAAAAGAATCTGACGGACTGCAGCTCATCGCGAACAATGTTATCGGGTTGAAGCTGTATTCTTTTAGCGGAAGTCACATTGCGTATCCCATGGCGGAGGTCATGGACACCTGTTTTGTTAGGAAAAATAATGGATCCGTTTTCCCAACCGTATTAACATCTGTTGAATTTAACTATCTTGGTTTCACCAATTTAAAGTGCGACTTGGATACACCGGAAAGAACAGCTTCTTCTTATGGAGGAAAAGCGGCAGAAATCTATCAGAAGATGAAGCGCATAACGCAGCGGCACTACACAGAATTTGAAAAACAGATGAATAGCTTAAGCGAACGTTTGGATAATTCCTCTGGAGTGTATATGACTACGGAAGAACAGTCAGATGGCAGCAATATCTATTATCTTCACGACAAGCCTACATTAAAGGAATCACAAATCGTATGGAAGATGACAGCAGAAGCGGTTGCAGTGTCCAGCGATGGTGGAAACACTTGGAATGCTGGCCTTACAGTCGATGGAACGCTTATCTCCAAAATTATGACGACGATAGGAATCAATTTTGACTGGGGTGTAGGCGGCGAGCTTGTTATTCAAGACGAGTCTGGCAGAGAAACGCTGTATGTCAACGCAGAAACTGGAGAAGTAAGAATTTCGGCTTCTGCGGTCAGCATCAAAGGAGAAGATATTGATACCGTCATCTCGAGACTTTCGAAAAAGAATCTCGATGATTTTATTGACGGCGAATATGCGGACAAGATCAAAGATATCGAAAATTCTCTTGATAAAAAAGCGGAGTCCTGGTACCAGGAAAACGACCCTTCGATCGAATGGACGGCCACGGAAGAAACCTATTTGCTGGATTCTGACGGAGAAAACATCTTAGACGGGAATGGAAATCCTTTTCTGACCGTTTGGGAAAAAGAAAAATCTAGTCATGAGGGAGATCTGTGGAAGGTTCCGAGCACTGGTGATGAGTTTATTTACATCAGCGGAAACTGGGTAAAATCAAAGGTTCCGGACGATTTATTTGATTTTATCGACGGTAAGGCTCAAATTTTCGTAAACACGCCGGTTCCTCCGTACAACGTAGGGGATTTGTGGTTTGGCGGCGCGGATGCAGATATTATGACCTGTGTAAGAGATCGACAGGACGGAGAATTTTCTGCGGATGATTGGGAAAAGAAAAATAAATATACCGACGATAGCGCAGTTGATGAGCTTAACAAAGCTCTCGACCAGGAAGAGATTTTTAATCGTTTAACCAATAACGGAGAAGAGCAAGGTATTTATCTACTCAATCGCAAGCTCTATATCAACTTTTCGTTTGCACGCGGAGGTACACTGAAACTCGGCGGAGAAAATAACGGAAACGGTGAATTCTGTGTATACGACGAAAATAATGAGATAATTGGTTCCTGGAATAACAAGGGATTTTCTGTAGGAAAAGTGGAATCCATCAAACTTGGCGATTATTTTCAGTATGATGCTGCAGGAAACATCAATGGGAAAAGAGATGTTTTCTTGGAATTGGGCGGTTGGCAGATCAAGAGGACAGAAGTGTATGGAGAACCGGCAGAATACTGGGAAACATCAGGAACTCAGGAAAATGGTATTGGCGCTATAGGCCCGTGGATAATCTGGGGCGGATGGAACGGAGAAAATGCATTCAACAAAGATAATTATAACTTTGTTGCTACAGAAGATGGAACTTGCAAAGCCATGTCATGGGTTACTGGATCCAAATCAGAATGGAAAGAAGACATTCATGCCTATGAAGACGGTGCCCTTGAAAAAATTAATGAAACGACTGTATATCGATACAAATTAAAGCATCACGCGAAAGATGACGACGGAAGACACATTGGTTTTGTAATTGGCGACGGTTTCGACTTGACAGGCGATATATTAGACCACGATAAGAGTAATATTGATATGTACAATGCTATTGGAGTGGCTTATAAAGCCATACAGGAGCTAAGCAAAGAAGTATCTGACCTCAAAAAAAAATTAAAAAGATATGAATCGGAGGAGTAATCATGCCGTATTTTAAAAATTATTCAGAAAAATCAGAACTCGAAGACAACGACATTTCGATTTTAAGTGAGTTAAACGGAAAAACAAAAAAATTCAGTTTCGGAAATTTGTGGAATTTCGTTTCTTCCGGTCTTAAAAGTAAAACTGTCGAATCGCTGACTACGTCCGCAAAAAGCGTAGTTGACGCAGTTAATGAGGTCGCCACGCTGTCTAAAGCAAACGCATCGCGAATTGACACTTTCACCCAGTTGCCCGGTGGCTCCACCACGGGAGACGCAGAGCTTCAGGACATCCGGGTCGGAGCGGACGGAACAAAATACAGCACGGCCGGTGATGCCGTAAGAAAGCAGATCCAGGGAACAGAAGCAAAAATTGTGCCGGTAGACAGTACACTGAAAGAGTCCGGACAAGCGGCGGATTCGAAGGTTGTAGGAGAGAACATTGATTCACTAAAGGAAGATTTAGCTGACTATTATCCAAAGAAACAAGGCGCGTTCAAACGAGTAAATATGATTTTAAATTTGCCCGATGAAGTAATTATGCCATCTGGAATTGAAAAAAATATTTTGAATGGTGTGTGCGAGATTAATGGTACATCTACAATTGATTATCCGAATCTCATCATCAAAAAATCTATATTAACAAACCATGTATATTTATTTACTGCAAAGATGAAAGAGAATGAAATTAGCTATCAATCATGTTCTCTTATAACAAGAATTGGAACGAAGCCTATTACACGAACCGCAGTAGGAGAATATCCCGTACAGCTTTTTGAGTATAAAAACTACTCTGAGTACACTACTTTCTGCGCGCTTTTCTCACATAATTCGGATGCGGATGTCGATTTCTCAATTTCGTTTGACCTTGCTAAAACTAGCAGAGAAGTGGCTATTTCTGCAAAAGACTTCGTTATTACGGATGTAACAGGTTTAACAGATGCACAAATAATAGAAATTGTACAAACAGGAATGCAAGATGGTGTGTATTATAACCCCGGTAAAAATGTTGCAGATGCTTTGTCTAATCAAGCAAAGGAAGATATTACAGTTGAAACAATAAAGAGAATGTATCCAAATCCAAATGGATATTGGTACGGAAAGAAATGCTTGGTTATTGGAGATAGCACATCCGCCACCGAACAGTGGCAGAAAAAGCTTTCCGAAAACCTCGGTATGAGTGTAACAACTCACGCCAAAGGCGGTATTCAATTTTTACAAATGGTTGTCGGTAGTCTTGGGTATGAGGGTGATTATGATAATGAAACGGGAAACACTGGCGTTTTACAACCGCTAAAAATAAGTGATGTGTACGACAAAAACTTAATCATTATTTTTGGCGGTTTTAACAACAGGGGTATGAAGCTTGGTGAAATTACTGACTTATACAAAACTGATGGAACAGGACAAAATACCGTAACTGGGCAACTCCAATTCGTACTTAATTGGATATACGATTTGCTTAAAGGAAATGAGTCTTATGCTCAAAACCTAAAGTGCAAAATTGTAGTTGTGACACCTTATTGTTGTGGAAAATACAATTATGCAAACTATGATGGTTATAGTGGTGATAACTGGGCTGGTTATACTTTGCGTGAAATGTGCGACAGAATTATTGAAATTGCTGCGTTAAACAACTGTTCTAGTTATAACGCATGGGAAAACAGTGGAATCGGTCGTCACACATGGACAATTTATTCCGCATCTCCTACCGCAACGAAAGAAGCGGGAAGTGATACTGCACCGTATCCTACAAATGCAGACCAGTTGCACCTCAATGATTCGGTAGGATATCCTCACTTGGGGGATTGTATTTCTGCTTTTGTAAATGGAATCGTTTAATTAACTAAAATGAAAAAAAGATAACTACCGATACCATCTGAAATACATAGAATGGTATCGGTAGCATTGGAAAAGGATCATGAATCATGTTTCTCAAGCCACTCGGAAAGAGCCTTGCGGACTGGCTTACGGGCTGGAAAGGGGTACTCAAGAAGCTCGGGTACTGGCTTATGATTGTAGTAGCATTTGGAGCAAGCACGGCTTTTGTAGAGATCGGTAATACGATCGGAATTGACCTCAAAATCACAACACTGCTGGGGTGGTTTGTCCTGGCATCGCTGCTGGTGAACGAAATCCGGTCGATTATTGAGAATTTTGTGGAAGCTGGATTTGATGTCCCGGTTATTTTGACGAAAGGCTTGGAAGTGGCAGATAAGGCAATCAACCAGGAAAACAAAACAAAGTGAGGGCGGCCAACAACCGTCCTCTTTTGCGCCGGCGCAATTCGCCTGGCAGAAGGAGAGACAATGAAGATTGATAGATCATACATCAGCAGCCAGAACACCTATCCGTACAACAAACCACAGTGTATTGTTGTACATAACACCGACAATTTTGAGCCAACTGCCAATGCCCGCGCTCATGCCAGAGCACAGCATGACGGGAATTTTTCTGGCATGTCGGCTCATTATTACGTGGATGACAGCGACACTGCCTATCAGGCCGCGCCGCACAACCTCGGATGCTGGCACGTTGGCATCAACTACGGAAACGGCAACCTGTTCGGCTCTTATGGCAACCGGAACAGCATCGGTGTGGAAATGTGCGTGCAGGGCGGATACAATTACGAAAAAGCGTTTCAGCATACCGTGGAGCTGGTGAAATATCTTATGAAAGAAACAGGTATTCCAGCGTCAAGAGTCTATCGGCATCTTGATATCTGCAGCAAAAACTGCCCATCGCAGATTAATGCAAGAGGTGATTGGACGAGATTCAAAAAGTTGATCAGTAACGGAAACTCCGATTCTTCCGGAAGTGGCAATTCATCCGGAGAGAAAACCTACAAGCCAGGAATCTATCGAGTCAATACTGATCTGAATATCCGGGAGAAACCGGATGCAGACAGCCGACGCGTCGGAACGATCAAAGACCGCGGCAGCTACACGGTGACAGAAATTCAGAATGGAAGCTGGGGACGGCTGCTCTCCGGTGCGGGCTGGATCAACTGCCATGCAAAATTTTGCACTTATGGCGGCGCGGCCAAAGAATCCACCTCAAAAGCGATCGCAGTCGATGGCGTATGGGGTCATGAGCTGACACGCCGGTTACAGGAAATTTTTAAAACCGGCACAGACGGCGTGATCAGTGATCAGCCGACCAGCAACAGAAAATACTGTGCTGGCATTGCGGCGGCCGAATGGTCTGGTAAACTGTCCGGCGGCTCCGATCTGATCAAGGCCATGCAGAAATGGGCAGGAGTGACCGCAGACGGCTACCTCGGACCGCAGACCATCCGTGCGCTCCAGAAAAAACTCGGTACACCGGTAGACGGCGTGATCAGCTACCCGTCAGCGATGGTCAAGGCTTTGCAGGAATGGTGTAACCGCCAGTAAAAAATATAAAAGATATCAAGAGGCGTGGGGATTTTCCCTACGCCTTTTTTTATTGCCATTTTTTAAGGCAAAATTAAAATAAATATATTACGTAAAATGTATTGACATATTGCGCAATATGTGATATATTATAACCATAGAAACGAAATAATAATTGATGAAAGAAATATTTACTCGGAAGAGGTGATAATAAAATGGTAAAATTAAAAGTTGGTAGAAATATACTTGAACTTGATGAAAAAGATCTAATTTTAGATAACGGAGCTTGTTATCAAATTGTTACTAAAAAAGTTGGAGGATTTGATTGGTATTATCCGATAATGAGTAAAAAATTGTTTCATGATTTAAGAAAACTTGAATTAATTTTCACAAGTGAAGAATTAAAAAAAGATGCTATAAAGAAATATGGTACATCGGTAATAACTTATTGGAAATTTAACATTGAAAGAATGCAAAAACTTGGATATTAAATCGATGTAAAGGCGGTAATTATGAGAGAAACAAAAGAATTTAATCAAATTGAATACATCAACAATTACATAAAGAAGAAATACGATCGGATAAATTTGGTTGTACCGGCGGGAAGCAAACAAGTTATTAAAAGTAGGGCTGCACAAAAAGGAAAAAGTGTCAATCAGTATATAAATGAACTGATCGACAATGACTTAAAAAATAGTAAAGAGAAAAAAGGAGATAAGAAAATGAAAAAATTTGAAATCGTAAAAACAACAGCAGAAATCAGCTGGAAAGAAAGGGATGAAATCAAGGAAGGATGCACGATGTACGATGTGGATCCGGAAAAAATTGATTCATTCGGAACCAAAGAGGAAGCCGAAAAGGAATTGAAAAAATACAAAACGGATGTTTGCGCATCCGGAAGCCTCTTCACGGTCGAAGAGTTTTCAATCCAGGAAAACGAATATGACGAAGACGGCGAGTGGATCGGAGGCGGAGATATTTGGAAGTTTACTCCAATGGAAATTTTCGTGGTCGACAAAGAAACGCGGAAAACAATCGCAAAAGTCGAAACTTACGAAGAGGCGGAGGAGGCCGCAGAAGAGTATGAGGCCGATGCGGGCGCCGATATCGTTTTTTACGAATAAAAGATGAAAACTACGAAGTAGGCGATATTTGCAGAAACAGCTTCGACGAAGACGAGATCATCATTGAAAACGCAGAAGTGATCGGAATAGCATAAGAACAGGAGAAAAAAGGAAACAAAAGAATGAAAGTAAAACCGTGTCAAAAATTGACGCGGTTTTTTATTTGACATGGTGGGCACAATATGCTAAGATCTGAATGTGTCATTTTCGTGTCATGGGATCGTTGGAAAATGGCGTATTTGCGGGCAGAATAAGAGGTATGGATACTTGACTTTTAATCAAGTTGTCCGGGGTTCGAATCCCCGATGCTTCACTAATTGAAAAGGCTGGAAACCCTAGTAAAATCAAGGGTTTTCAGCCTTTTTTCGTTGTCGGAATGAAATTATCGGAAAATCAAAGTAAAGGATTGTAAGGGTGTGTAAAGGAATGTAAATGTATCATTTTCGTGTCATATCGTATCACATGGAAAGAGCAGCTTCCACCGCTCCGGCGGTATCCTCTTTTTCCAGCATGATGTGATTATAAATCCTCAAAACCATTGCTTCGTCATCCCCCAGAAGAGACGCAATATTCTTGATCGAGATACGCGGGATCTGGTAGCAGAGCGACGTACAATAGTTGTGGCGGAAAATATGGGCTGTGAGTCCGCAGACGGGCTTTTCAGCGACTCTATTCATTTCCTTTATGATTCTTTCCCACTTCCGGCGGTAAGAGGATTTAGACACCATTTTGCCGTCCTGCATGGAAAACAGAAGTGTTCCCTTGATGCAGAACCGCACGTAGCTTTCCAGCGACGTATAGAGCTGCGGCGGAATTGGAACCTGCCGGAATCCGTTCTTCGATTTCGGTTCTTTGATGCTCGGTTTTCCTGCATCATCAAATTCAACGGCCTTGTTCACGTTGATGATCTTTTCGGAAAAATCAATATCGAACCGAGTAAGGGCGAGAACTTCTCCACATCTTAATCCGGTACAGTACAGGATATCCACAAAAATTCGATCAGATGGGGATAACTCAGCATCTTGCATCGCCTTTTTCTCGTTTGCGGTCAGCGGCCGCTTTTCATCTGCTTTGTAGTCAATCGGCTTCATCACGTCCTTTAGATCCTCGAGCAGGTTGGCAGGATATAAACGGTCATGTACCGCGGCCTTCATGATCTGAGAGAACGTGATCTGTAATTGCTGCTGGATGCGTTTCTTTCCGGCCGCGTCGTTAAGGACTGTCTGGTAGTGGATCGGCAGGACATCGCAGAGCCGCACGCCGTCCATCTGCCGCAGATGCTTTTCGATGATGTTCCGGTACATCCGCTTCGTGTTGTTCGTCGCTTCGGCTTTGTAGACTGTCAGCCACCGCCCGGCGTAGTCCAGGAACAGGATGTTCTTGTCTCGGACGGTTTCGAGGTTCTTAATCTTGTCGTTGTAGGCTGCCACCTTTGTTTCCAGATCCTTACTGCTTTTCTTCGATCGGATCGTGATGTAGTGCTTTTTTCCATCAACATAACTTCCATCCCACACACGGGCTTGAAAATACCCGTTCTTTTGCTTTGTATATTTCGCCTTTGCCATCTATAGGCTCCTTTCGTTTAGTGGCTGGAAAAGCCACAGAGACGGCGCAAAATGGGTGCAAAAAAGCGGCCGCAAACAGACGGGAAAAAATAGTCGAAAAAAATCGAAAATTTTCCCGTTCCACTTGCGAAGCCGCCGGAAGTGTGATAACATAATCATGTTCATTAGATTATTCCTTCCGGGGAGTAACCTCTTATGAAAGGCCTAACAGATTGCGCCACAGTCTGTTAGGCCATTTTTTATTATCTATACATAATACGGATTCGGTTTTCCGAGAATCGCAAACAGGTCGATAATCCAGCCTATTCCGAAAAGACCCATAGTACAGAGGTACAGGATACCCATTCCGAATTTTCCTTCGTAGAATTTGTGTCCGCATAAAGTAAAAAGACACAAGAAGAAAGCAACCCATTTATTTTTTGGCTTTCCTGTGACGTATACTCCTTGGCTTGCACTCGCCGCCGCAGCTGCTGATGAAGAAGCAGAAGAGGATGCGCTGCTACTGTTGTTGTTATTAATAATAACGTTCTTCTGATCTGTTTTAAGATCCTCAACCTGCTTTCCACACTTCGGACACACGACACAATCCGCGTCAATAACCTGTCCGCAATGTTTGCAATATTTTGTCTCTGCCATATTGACTCCCCCTATCTGCGCAGAACCGTGATAACCACGCCAAACATAACCCATTCCCTCATCTCGTCCGGGTTGTTGGAATCTATGGTTATGATATCCCCATACCCGTTTATCGGCTCCATTCTGCACGGTTCCGACTGGATAAATTTACGGATGTACGCCCGCCCGTTCTTTTTATTGACCAGGACGCATGTATCACCGTCCCTGGGCGGCCGCTTCGAGATCCCGATGATGTCACCCTTGATATATACGGGATGTAGGTGGTTCGATGTGATCCGGATGCCACAGTGCAGCCGCTCTCCGTATTTCTCGATATATTCCGGGCAATACACATGCTCTTCATGCGCTGAATCCAGAATCATCCCATCTTCCATGTTTCCTGTCAGAAGCAGGACATCCAACATGTTCGCTGGATCTTCTTCTTTGACTTTCATCTCAAGCTCGAATTCTATTTTGGCGTTTATGTAGGCTTTCTGCCGATCTGTTAATTTGCGGAATTTGTTCAGCACTTCAATCTCGATACTGCGTTGCCCAAACATCTCGTATAAGAATCTTCCTGTCAGCTCATAGAGTTTCGGCGCAAGCATGATACTGAACGTGTCCACGCGGCGGGAAATGATGTTCCGGTAAGAAGATGCCGAAATTCCCAGCTTTTGCGCGAAGTCACATTGAGTATACCCGAGTTTTATGCGCTCTTTTTCCAGATTTTCCGCAAATGTGTCTAACATCTCTTTCTTTGTAGTCACCTTAAATTCCCCCTTTGTATCAAGATTCTGACGAAAATTATTAAGCAAAAGAGCAAGCACACATGAAATTACGTCAACATCTTGTGCGGTATCCGGTGTAATATAAATATAAAGATGTTATACGGAAAATTTTATCATATTTTTAAAAACTGTCAATAAGGAGGGGAGAAAAAAGTTGAAAAATTAGCGATTCTGTATATCGAAATAGGCAGATACGTGGCGCACGATTGACATTATCGAACGAATATTCTGTAATCGTGGTATCACTATTTTGATTGAGACTGTCAGGGAGGTACATAATCATGAGAGATGAACAACCGGAAGACAAAAAGAAAGAAATAAAACGAATGGTAGACGAAATTTACAATCCAGCGTACATTGATATGATTTATGGCTTTGTAAAAAGATTATACGCGGAAAATAAGAAGCAGGGGAACTGACCCCTGCTTCTTTTATTTCGAAAAACGATCCATGAACTTCCAAAAAAGTTCCTTGTCTTCTTTTGACAGATGATAATATTTCATAATTGCTTCTTTGGCTTTCAAGTCTTCAATTCCGATTTCAGCACATATAGTTCCGAAGTCTACATCAACATCACGAAACATTTCACCTTCTCCATCTCGGAGCCATTCTTCCCGCACATTATATTTCTCACAAATTAATTTAATGACGGCATCAGAAGGGGTTCGCCTTCCCATCTCATAACTTGAGACGTTCGAAAACGATATCCCAAGATCGTTTGCGAATTTTTGCTGGCTACCTATGTTTAAGGCTTTACGCAGCATTTTCAATCTTTCATGCAACATTTTCACCTCCTGTCTAATGATAGTTTACACCAGAATGAGCAAAATATCAATAGAAAAAATCGTACAAAGTACGAAAAAACATGTTGACAAAGTATGTACATGGTGCTATATTGAGAATGTACAAAGTACAAAGGAGGTGAGTACATGGTAGCAGAAAAAGATAAAGAAGATTGCAAGAAATTTGCAGATATTTTCATGTCACTGCCAGAAGACAGTAAGAACATGGTCATCATCTATCTTTCGGCACTTCGCGATAGAGAAGAAGCGGACAAAGCCCGGTTACAGAAAACATAAGGAGGGAACATGAAACTCTTAAAAAGATTTATTAACTGGTGGCTTTTCACACCGCGAAAAACGTTCAGTGAAAAACACCCAGACTTCCCAATGTACTTTTCAGTAGTGTGCCTATTGCTTGTAATGTGTCGCGAAGAAATGGAATGGTTAGCACATCATATGCTTCAAGCAATGCAATTATTGAAATGGTGGTAGGGATCAAAAAACGCAGATGATCTTTCCTTTTGTATCGAAAATACATTTTTCCAAAATCGGTTGGCTCATAGACGTAATGACCGAATAAAATTCGAGGTACACGATGTATCAGTTCGTACTGGCAGAGAAGAGATATAGATTTTTTACGATAAAAAATCGAACTCTTTAATATTGGCAGGGTTCGGACAATGAATTTTTGATAAAGGGAAAGTTCAAGGTGTGAATAATCTGGTATTTGCATAATTAGTAGCTCCTTTCAAATGGAGTATAGCACACGAAAGGTGTAAAGACTATGGGAATCTTGAAAACATTACTTTCGTTACCACATCTGGCGGACGATCTGGAAAGTGAAGAGTATGCAAGTGCAAAGCTGTTCGGAAAAATCGCAGATCTGGAAAAGAAAATCGAAAAACTGGAAGCCGGAGAGCCGCGGCCGATCACCAAAGAAGAACTTGAAAAAGTCGCTGCGGCAGATGAACTTTACCGACGCATCCGGCACTGGAACGAGAAATATTACTAAGCAAAAACGCAAACAGGGTCATTGCAATTTGCTTAGTAACGTTATCATAACGTTACGCTAACAGGGACGTAGCGTAACAGTAACGCCCCTAGAATAAGAATAAGAAAGAGAATAAGAAGAAGATATAAAACATATTGAGCATCGCAAGCGCTGCTCGGTAAGCAAAATAGCTTTTTCTTGACCACAGAAAGAAGGTGGAAGCATGAACGAAATGATTATCACGAATGCAGAGTTCGGGAGTATTCGAATCGAGATGCGAAACGGAGAACCGTGGTTCGTTGGCTCCAGTATCGCAAAGGTCTTGAAGTACCAGAACCAGCAGAAAGCCATTCGGGACCACGTAGACGCCGAGGACAAGCTGACCGAACAAATCGTTCTGGCAGGTCAGCGACGGGAAGTGACGCTGATTAACGAATCCGGGCTGTATAGCTTGATTCTCTCGAGCAAGATGGAAGAAGCAAAGAGATTCAAGCACTGGATAACGTCGGAGGTTCTCCCGGCGATCCGGAAAACCGGCGGGTATCAGCAGACAGCACCGCAGGGCAAAGAGTTACTTGCTCTGGCAGTCCTCGAAGCGCAGAAAACCATTGAGGAGCAGAACCGGACGATTGAACGGATGCGACCGAAAGAGATTTTCGCGGACGCGGTGAGCGCAAGCAAAACGTCAATTCTGATCGGCGACCTCGCAAAGCTGATTAAGCAAAACGGGGTTGACATCGGCGAGAAGCGGCTCTTCCAGTGGATGCGGGAACACGGTTATCTGATCCGGAAGGACGGAGCCAGTTACAATATGCCGACGCAGAAGAGCATGGACCTCGGCGTTATGGAGATTAAGGAGTCAACCATAACCCAGCCGAACGGAAATGTTCGGATCAGCCGCACCCCGAAAGTAACGGGGAAAGGGCAGAGATATTTCGTCAACAAAATTCTATCCGCAATGGCATAGCTATGATGGCGATGCTAAGGAAAAGCGCAGCGGAGAATTGAAATGCGATGGCAAGGAAAAGAATAGACTAGCATAGAGATGCAAAGGAGTAGCAACGCGTGGGCATGATCAGCGATGGCAAGGAAAAACGTTGAGTAGAAGGGCTATGGAATAGTGATGCACCGTCATGAGCTGAAAAGCAAAGGAATAGCCATGAAAGACTGGGCAACGAAAAGCCATGGAATGGCGCCGAACAGTAGAGCTGAGCGAGGGCATGGTACAGCGAGCCAACGAACCGGAATGCTACGGAAAGGAATCGCAGGTCGGAGCAAAGGAATAGCACTGGAAGCCAGGATGAGCAACGGCATAACAAGGCAATTCATAGATGCGAGCGGACAAGCAAAGGAAATGAAGTGCGGCGGATTGATACGCAGGTGCGCAGCGAAGAGGGCAGAGCGCCGAAATCAAAAAATAAAAACGAAAAGGAGAAAGCAACATGCAGGAAATCAAAGTAAGATTAACATTCACCGAGGAAATTCTTGGAACAGCGGCGGCAGATAAGGAGATTCACAAGACCTATATTGCGTCTCTTGCGCCGAACGCGCCGAGCAAGAAGGAAGAGGTCGAAGCAGTAGGCGTGGAAGAGACGATTGAGAAAGCAATGACCGTTTTCCCGAGAAACAAAGAGTGCGTGCCGATCTATTGGGACTACCAGATTAAGGGATTTTTCAAAGATGCGGCCGGAATGCTGCGTAAGGTTCCGAACACGAAAAGCTCGAAAATTAAGGCGTACAAGAAAGAGATTGACGGGCTGATTTTCGTGAAAGAGCGTCAGATCCCGATTCATTTTGACGGAGAGATCGGAAACTGCGAGCGGCCGCTGAGAGGACAGACACCGCAGGGCGAGCGCGTGGCGTTAGCCAACAGCGAGAGCATCCCGGCGGGGGCGTGGATCGAATTCACGGTGCAGTGCTTGACTGATGGATTGGCGGGAGCCGTGATAGAGTGGCTTGATTACGGAATGCTCAGGGGTCTTGGACAGTGGCGAAACTCAGGGAAAGGCCGCTACCTGTGGGACTGGCTGGACGAAAAAGGGAACGTGATAGGAGGAAACAGAAGTGTCCATAAGGACGGAAAATAAAAGCATCTACTGGGCTTGGAAAGCCATGAAACAAAGATGCAAAAATCCAAAATGCAAAGCGTACAAAAATTACGGAGCACGGGGAATAAAAGTTTGTGATGAATGGGAAAAATTTGAGCCGTTTTTAAGTTGGTGTTTAGAGAATGGATATCAAAAGGGCTTAGATTTAGACAGACGTGATAATAACGGAAATTATTCTCCAGATAACTGCAGGTGGATTTCACGAAAAGAAAATCTAAACAATCGAAGAAACACGATTTTCATTGATGTGAACGGAGAAATCCTTCCGGAAACTGTTTGGTCAGAAAAACTCGGAATAGATAGGGCGCTCATCAAGTATTGGATAAAAACAGGAGGAAAATCTTATGCAGAAAAAAGGGCAAAAGAAATTTTAAGAAATGGTTACAAACCGAAAGATTTTGGATATAGCCATAGAAAAGCGATCCAACACGTAGAAACAGGAATCGTTTTTGAATCTGTTAGGAAAGCGGCAAATTATTTTGGAATTGCTCCGTGTACTATTTCCAATGCAATGAGAAGCGGAAGGAAAACAGGAAAAGGTAAATTTGTTTGGGCAGAATCATAGGAGGAACATGGAAGAAACGACATGGGAGCAGGCGGAAGGCTTCGCAGTCAGCGTGATACGAGAAGCCAGAATAAGAGCAAAATTCTGGTTTACGGCGTGGCTGGTAACTTTCGTGGTGCTGATAACGGTTGTGGCGGCCGTGTTGGTGATGTAGTAAGGAGGTTCCCCGGATGGAAGAAATTACGAAAGCAGAAGCAGAAAAAATGATTTTCATGTTTCTGGGACGAGAAGTCCGGATCAAAGAAAAAGAAGAAAGTCGGATATCGTATCCGGCGCGGTATATGCGGAAATCGGAATTGCTGAAAATGCAGAATCCCCTGTTGGGGGAAACAGTGCTCGAGCGCGCCGAGAGGTACGCACCAGCGGGCGTTGTACGAAAAATTAACCCGCTGAAAAGAAACAGTCCATTAGTGTTTGATACCGTGGAGCTGGAGAAATGGAGGGTGAAACATTGAAAAAAAAGATTGTAGCAGCCGAAGTAATGCTTTGGGTGGCGGCGCTCGTGGCCATCAGCGACATCAACTGGGGCGGGTTCTTCTGGTGCTTTTCACTGATGATTCTTGGATTCCTTGCTTTTCTGGCGGTTGACGCGGAGGAGAAGCGAAAGAGAACAGAAGCGGAAAAGGCAAAAAAGAAGAAAGACAGAGTGTTCCAGATGTGGTTGAGAATATAAAAAATGCCCTCCGGAGAGACGAAGGGCATCCATAAAAAGACAACATCATCATAGCACATGAAAGGAGAAAAGGCAATGGGAATGAAAGGTTTTAAGGGATTCGAGAAAGATTTTTCCTGCGGAGGGAAACAGTGCGAGGAAAACACGACATATGAGGAGTACGGTGAGGGATGCTGCTATAAAGGCGTTATGCATTTCTACGAGGACCCGTGGGAGGTTCTGAACCATTACGACCTCGTGGATGGCAACGGAAATTTGTCTGAATTTGCGGAAGTGGAAGCATTGGGTCAGGTATGGAATGACGGAGAAAAGCGGGCAACAAATAAAATTCACGTCGGCGCAAAACTCGGACTTAAAGGGTTCTTGAAAGCGTGCATTGATTTCACGCTTGAAAAAACGAAATATGAGTCAAATGGAACGAATCTGTCCGGTAACTCCGCGCAGATCGGCTCGTCCGGTGACTACGCGCAGATCGGCTCGTCCGGTTACTACGCGCAGATCGGCTCGTCCGGTGACTACGCGCAGATCGGCTCGTCCGGTTACTACGCGCAGATCGGCTCGTCCGGTGACTCCGCGCAGATCGGCTCGTCCGGTGACTCCGCGCAGATCGGCTCGTCCGGTTACTCC